AGGGTAGCTGTTGTTGGAAATTTATATTGCAAGGCTTCTGTGAACTGAGACTCTGCCGAGTTGTTTTTGTTGTACAATATACCGTAGCAGCCTTCGTATTTACTAAACATAATCAGTCCGCTGGCAAACTGGAGATTGCTGTTGTCAGACGATCTGGTCAGTGCCATCGTGTCCTCCAAAAGGTTTCCTCCCACATAGTCATAGTCCTCCTGTGAAAGAGTCCAGCCGTTATAATCGCCCTCTTCAAGCATAGGCTTACAGAATCTTGCCACAAAAGTTTTATAAGCGACACCTGAGCACGTAAAGACATTTGCTTCTATCCAGTTATGAGTATCATCAGTCGTGAACGACCATTTGACCAGCTGCCACTTATTAGGCTCCTTGATAGCGAAGGCATAAGCTCCTGTAGGTCTTCCGTCTCTATCCTGCCCAATCTCGGCTCTATTATAAATCACCTCAAGATAAACAATCGTGTCAGCTTCGTCAACTTTCACCCAGCATGAGAATGTGTACTGAGTCCCGTGTTTAATTCTAATATTCTTCGTATAGCTGCCACCCCAGAACGCACCACAATACTGGTATCTGTTTGTGTCGTAATATGACGCAACCTTAATACAATTCATGCCATCCACGCCGTCGTTCATCAGAATACCATAGCCTCGAATATTTTCGGCACGGTTTAAGCCAAAGCCTTCCTGTCTGTTGAATGCGCTCCCCACGAGAATGTTTCTTCTTCCAATAGACTTTTCACTCACCGAGAGTGAGATTTCTCTTGCCGCCTGCGTAATTCTTGATTCTGCGTCCGCTAAATCTTTATTAAATTTGTTCGAAATCTCTGTAAACTTAGATTCGTACTGCTTGTTGTTAAGTGTCATCCTGCCTGTAAAAGCCGAAACGTTCACAGCAAACTTGGCTGTGGCTGTGTAGGTCACACCGTCTACAGCAAACTCTACGTCAAACGAGCCGTTGGTGCAAGATACATCCATCGTGTCAGTACCGAGGGTTACTTTCTGCACCGTGATAGCGGATATGTAGAAACTGCTGGTGTTGTTCAGTCTCGATGCGACGCAGTTCACCATGTTCTTCACGCCTTTTATCGTGAAGTTCGTCAGCTCCTCGTTGCCTCTCAGTACTCTTAGCGTTGTTGCCTTGCCTGTCCCTACATTGATGGCCTTTCCGCTATCGTCCGTGTCGTACGTAAGAATGTCGGGTGTAAGCGTCCATGTGATACCATCCTTGCCAGGCTTGCCCTGCGCACCGTCCTTACCATCCTTTATCGCCGCTATCGTTATCTGGCCCCTCGCCAATAATACTGCCATACTCTTTCATTTTTTTAATTAATAAAAAATAAGGGTGAGGTGCCCTTATTTAGACACCTCACAAGTAAACGTGCCTCTCACTGCCACGTCAGCGTTGGCCACCGTGACGTAAGGCTTGTTCGAAGCATTCACCGCACTTGATGTACCGTTCCAGTTCGTGGCTACACCGCTGGCATTGTACTTCGTCCATTTGTAGATGTAGTTCGAGGCATGGTTGCTGTCTGCCTTCACCGCTGCACCATCCTCCACTACCTTGCCGTCTTTCCAGAGTCGGGCGTAAAGCTCCGTCGACTGCGCACCGTTCACTATCTTGTCGCCGGTCAGCGAATACACCTCCACCACGTACGGGTCGCTCGCATCGAAGAACGTGATGATAGCGCTGGCGGAATCAGCACCGTCCTTCACCGTACAGCGGAAAGTCTGGAAGTTAAGCACGTCGTTGGCGCTCACGTTCAGAGTGCTCACGCCGCCCGAAGTGCTCACGTTGCCCGAAGCCACGGCGTCCCATGTTCCTGCACTGATATTCAGCACCTCCCAAGTCATTGATGTCATGGTGGTGTCCTGCACGTTGCCACGGAAGAACTTGGCTATAGCACGCAGCTTCTTGCTGTTGTTGGTCGAGTCGAACGTATTGCCGTCGGGGGTCTCAATCTGCACCGTCTGAAGCGCACCGCCACTCTTGGCCAGCGAAATGGTCTTGTAGCCGATACACGTAGTCGTAGCCTTTGTCTCCGGGTCTGTGTATTTGCACGACCACTCGATGTTCTTCACGCTGCCGTTCTTGTCGATGTTGCTGGCGAGGTTAAGCTGATACGGCTTGCCGCTCACAGGAGTGGCAGCCACACCGTCCACCTTCCACGACCATCCCGTACAAGCCGAGGTCGGAGCCTGGTCTGTAGCACTGCCCGTCACGTACACACGGGCTGTTATCACGTTTGGTTCACTCGACGAGTAGTTCGGAGTGTACACACCCGTGTCGGGGGTGTAGATCTGAGTCTCGCCCTTAGAGCATTGTGTGAAACACTGCACGGCCTTGCCGTCATTGAGGTCAACGATAGTAATCTGACCATTAGCTAATACTTTTGCCATAATCGTTTGTTTGTTTTTATATTATTATATGTTACTATTAATAGTCTCTGTATCTGATACGCACACACTACATCCGAATTGTGCTTGTCTGTCTACGTCGTCACGTGTGATAAGACAGTTCCGGCCAATCCCCTCATGCAGCGTGTTCCATACAGCATCATCTTCGGCATCAGCCGATTGTCGCCACCACGACCATGAGCTGTTGCTCACTGTGTCGCTTATGTCCTCGCCATTGCGTAGCAGCGTTGCCTTCAGCGTCATTTCGCCCGAACCGTTAATCATCACCGTGCCCGTATCGCTCGTTATCATTATCTGATAAGCCACACCGTCCTCGCCCTTGTCTCCCTTCTCGCCTTTGCTTCCAGATAGAACTTTTTTCCATTGTGTCGAGCCGTCAGAAGGCTCACCTGTTACGTCCTCCTCTGAATTGGCAACACACACCCAAACGGCAT